CCCAAGTCACCTTCGGGTGAGAGGACGTCCAATTCTGGTCCCAAATGCTTACACATCTAGAACACAGGTACAGACAATCGTCACCCTTAGGCTTATCCCTTAAGGCGGGCACTCCGTCCGAACTCGGCTCAGCTTAAATGCTTATTAAAAATGTTACAGAGGACCCCCGATTTCTCGGGACTCTGCTATGTTTTAAGAGGACTTTAGGTTGGACAGGCAAGAGGACAGAGGAGACCGAAATAAATCAGTTTTACACTCCCCTCTCATTATCCTGGCCCCCAGACTACCATCCTGTTAGGTACTACCCATTCCCTAAGACAGTCAGGCACAAGCCTGGAGGACCCTAAATAAGGAAACTATCCTATTTTGTCGTTGATCGGAAATGGCGTGAAAGCTGTTCCCATCGACGAACCAACTTAAGACCATCCCCCAACACTATTTGCGTCGGGGTATGATCCAATTGGTCCATAGACGGTAGGGCTCCAAGCTGCGCCTCGATTTCTCGAATTGCAACCCACAACTCTTGAAGATGATCAGTTACTTCATCCCCCAGAGCCGTCACCTTGATACGAAGATCTTGCACACCTTTGAGGGCCTCAATAAAGGGTTCCTTGTACACCAAATTATCCATGAACCAAAGAACGTCCCGAGGGACGCCCTTGATTCCCGGATGATGAGGCATACGACCAGGAGCCCCATCATGAGTTACCACATCTCCCTGTGTCTGGAACTCCTCTGGCTTAAAGCCAGGGGCTAACATACGTTCCATCTTGTCGAGGCGCTCAAGCAGCTCCTGCTTGAGAGTCTCCAACAAGCTTGCCTTGGCCGACGCTAAAGCCTTATCCGTCATCAAATATAATGAGTTCAAAGTCTTCATCGCCAACCAAGAAACGATGTTCGATCCAGCATTAGGAGATACCTCCAATGTATAGGCAACAATATAATTTCTTAGGCGAGTAGGAAGTCCCATCAGTCGTGATGACATCCGAGAAAGCGATTTATAACCATAGCCGAGGAACTTACAATAAGCTCCCAGACTAAGTTTATACTTCCGACACAACTCTAGTCCCGCAGACAAATTCTTACGAGCAACTAGAAGCTCTGGCAGAGGTACCGCAGAAACGTCTTTCCCATCAAGGAAAGTCCGCTTAGCGAATTCCAACGCTCTTCCATTCCGAGAGACAAGTGATTTATGCGCACCAATGGCGACCCCTAGGTCAGCCATGATCTTGCAATAACCATCCGCCACTCGTCCACCCATGATAACCACATCATCCCCAAGGATGGCGTAATCTTCATACCAAGTCCACTTCCTATTGTCTTGATTACATACTCGATACCAAGACCACTGTACTATACAGTGGTGTGTCAATGCTAGCATAGCCCAAGACGAAAGAGCCCCCATCGGCTGGCCGACGGCATAGCGTTGCGGAACTAATTCCGAAACACCATACTCATCTTTAAGAGTTATGTAATAATCTCTCCCAGCTAATAGAACCCCCCACGCTTGAGCTAATTTCTCTCCAATCACTGGAGATAAAAGGCTGATCTGAGCCACCAACGGAAGCCTATCCGTCGCAGCAGTCAAATCAAAGGAAAACAAAGCATAAGCTTTGGCAGGAACCTTGACTCCCAAACGAGACCAACCGAATAGTCGGTCTCCCGGTAATCTACGTTCCTCCCGCAACTTACGTTGTCGCCCCAACAACACTTCCAGGGGTTTAACCTGGTTGTGCGTACCATCCTGAGGAATCCACCTTAACAGTGAGAAAATTGCGTCGTGTAACGGACGTAATATCCACTGAGTAAAGGGATCCACCATTGCAAAGACACGTACCTTTCCTGCCGCCTCCTTCTTCGTCCCCAATTTCCCCAAAATCTGGCGCCAAGCCAGATTCAACATCTTAAGACGTAAACGACCTTTTACTAGAGGTTTAGAAAGGAATTCCTCTTTCATAGATTCGGTTATGTCTACCAATGCACCGTCTCGAGTTTTCACGGTCCGATTGGACCGTGGGTCTGGTTTCCCTCGAGACCAGACGTCAATAGCATTCCGCAACCACACGTTGTTGGTTTCCCGGAGCCAGATTCTTAGGGCTTTACCTAAGTCTGTCTTCCAGTAGACCTGCATCCATGTGCGAGCAGAAAGCAATAACGACAGGGGCGACGTTGATGCGATCTTCGCATAAAACGCTGCGTCAGTGAGAATTGGAGCCGACTTACTCAATAGTTCTGGTTTAGCCTCTAAACCATACCCCATAAAAGTAGGCGAACTTCGCCGGAACGCTTTCAAAATAATTAAACCTCTATGACCCCACCGAGAACACATACCGTCCCAAAAGACCTGTACAAACTCCGAAAAG